AAATTTATGGCAGACAGTTTTTCAGGAAACCATACAATTTTAGCTTTCATAATTTTCATATTATTTATAATTAAAAAAATTAGCCATTACATATCTTGTTGCTGTTACCTCGTTAAATTGTAAAGAAGTATGGTGTATTTTAGAATCAAAAATTAACGCTCTATTTTCTTTAAATCCTATGTGTCTATTTAAAACAAGTTCATCATTTTCTTTATGATAAAAACCAGTACCACTATTTAAGATATTAATTCCTTTTAAATATACTAAACAATTCACATCTGAATGATCAGTATGAGGAGATGCTTCTTTGTGTTTGGTACTTAAAAAATAATTATGCTCTGCGGAAACTAAATCTAGTCCATACTCAGATAGTATTTTAAACACTTCTTTCACTGCAAAATGGTTTTTATTTAAAGGCACATTAAAATATATTTTTTGATAAATATTCTTGTCTTCTTCTCTAGATGTATTATACCGGCTTTGAAAGTTTAATCTTGAAATATCATAAAGTATTTGATTATAAACTTTTTCCTCAAAAAAGTTGTCTTTTACTATTAAAAAATCTTTTATATTAGTGGCTTTCATTCTCTATATATTTACTATATAATATAAATGTGTTATATCAAAGGTTTTTTTATGTTACAAAAATTAGGATTTCTACCAGGATTCAACAAACAAGTCACAGAGACCGGGGCCGAAGGTCAATGGTTTGATGGTGATAATGTACGTTTTAGATACGGCACTCCTGAAAAAATTGGAGGTTGGGATCAATTAGGGTCTGATAAATTAACAGGTGCTGCGAGAGCTATTCATAACTGGGACGACAAAATAGGGTTAAAATATTCTGCAATAGGGACTAATAGAATTCTTTATGTTTATCAAGAGGGAGTATTTTACGATATTCATCCTATAAGAGCTACAATTACTGGTGCTAATTTTACAAGTACATCTTCTTCAGCAACGGTTACAGTAACAGTCTCATCTACCGCAAATTTATTTGATGATGACATAATCATGTTTGAAGATGTTTCTGGTTTATCTGGATCTACTTTTACTAATGCTACCTTCGAAGGCAACAAATTTATGGTAACTTCTGTTTTAAGTGCCACTACTTTTAACATAACTATGGCCTCTGTTGAATCAGGATCAGCTTTAACAAACGCTGGTACAACAAAAGTTTTATACTATTATCGTGTAGGGCCTTCTCAACAAGAATCAGGTTTTGGTTGGGGAACAGGTTTGTACGGTGGTACCGTAAGTGGAGCAGCAACAACGACACTAGCTTCTGGTATTAATGATACGGTAACTAATATTCCTTTGACCAGTTCTGCAGCTTTTCCTACTACTGGAGAAATTAGAATTGGATCGGAAGATATAAGTTTTGCAGCCAATAATACGTCAACTAATATTTTAAGTGGAGGTGCAAGAGAAATTAATGGCACAACAAAAACATCACATAGTGGAGGAGATACAGTAACAAACATTACAGACTTTACTCCATGGGGAGAATCTTCATCAACTTCACAGTTTACAATAAGTCCGGGTTTATGGGTTTTTGATAATTTTGGTACAAAATTAATTGCACTTATATATAATGGCGAATGTTTTGAATGGGATGCAGCAGCTACAAATGCAGTAACCACAAGAGCGACTATTATATCAGGAGCACCAACCGCTTCACGTCATGTATTGGTATCTACACCCGATAGACACTTAGTGTTCTTTGGAACAGAAACAACTATTGGTGATAAAAGCACACAAGATGATATGTTTATTAGATTTTCTGACCAAGAAAATATTAACGAATATACTATTACAGCTGAAAATACTGCGGGTTCACAAAGATTAGCTGCGGGATCTAAAATTATGTCTGCTGTTAAAGGTAGAGATTCTATATATGTTTGGAGCGACACTTCATTGTTTTTAATGCAGTTTGTTGGATCACCATTTACATTTGCTTTTGCTCAAGCCGGCACTAACTGTGGTTTAATTGGAAAGAACGCAGCTGTTGAAGTTGATGGTTCTGCTTACTGGATGTCGGAAAATGGTTTTTTTACTTATGATGGTCAATTAAAATCTATGACCTGTTTAGTTGAAGATTTTGTTTATGATAATCTTAACTCAGTTCCTAGAGATTTAATTAATGCAGGTGTTAATAACCTTTTTGGAGAAATTAATTGGTTTTATTGTGCAGGAACTGCAACAACTGTTAATAGGGTAGTTACATATAATTATTTAGATTCAACAAAAGAACGTCCTATTTGGACAACAGGGACTTTAAATAGATCTGCTTGGGTAGATTCTGCTGTATATGATAAACCACACGCTACACTTTATGATCCTAGTGACAACAGCTCTTACGATGTTACTGGAAACACAGATGGAAGTAGTATATACTATCAACACGAAACAGGGACAGATCAGGAAAATGCAGGTGGTGTAATTACAGCAGTTACTGCCAACATTGTTTCTGGTGATTTTGACATAACACAAAGAAGAAGTAGCACAGGACAAGTAGTAGGGACACCGGACCTAAGAGGAGACGGGGAATACATTATGAGAATTACTAGATTTATTCCAGATTTTATAGATCAAACTGGCGACACTCAAGTTAGTTTTACAACTCGAGACTACCCAAACAGCACTCCGACAACTACAAATTTTACGACTACTACATCTACGACTTTTAAAAGCACTAGACTTAGAGCTAGATCAATTGCATTAAAAGTAGCTAACACAAGTTCTGGTCAAGATTGGAAACTTGGTACATTTAGATTAGACATTGCACCGGGAGGAATGAGATAATGGCTACAGATCAAGAGATACGAGACGCAGGTTTTAAATATATCCCTCAACAAAAGTATTTACAAAATCCTTTTGAGTTACCCGAGAATCAGGAAACAGTAGTTGATAAAGGTATTGTAAGCACAGATGCTTTTACAAACAGCGGCGGCGGAGGAGGTGCTTTTAATCCATACAATGTAGACATGAGCACAATCAGACAAGACTACAATGTATTTCCAAGTAGACAGGCTGCTGAAATATATTCTAAAACATTTAATCCAAAGCCTTATGGCACTGGTGTAGAAAGTGCACAAGCAGCCTATAATCAAGCTAACAAAGCACTAGCTTTAGGAATGGACCCTAACAGTCCAGGTTATGGTTCTTTTACTGGTGGAAAATTAACAGGTTTAAAAGACATAGCTAATGAAATTATAATGAACAACAAAGAACAGTACGGGGCTCAGGGACAATACGTTAACCCATATGACCCTAACTATTCTTCAATGGAAGAAGCACAAAAATTTATGGCACACCCGCTATTTGAAAAGTATTACGGAGTAAATGAAAAAGGAGTTCAGCTTCCTGGAATATTAGGAGTAGGTCTAGAATTTTTAAAAAGAAAAATGCCAATTAATGAAAGAGCTATCATGGAAAATGAAGCAAGAGGTGCAGGTATATTTACAGATGACATAGGTAGAATTGTTACTGATGATTATAATACTGCTGGCGGTATTATGGCAGGATACAATCTTAATAAAATAGATGCAGGTACATTTGATAAACGAAGAAGTACAATAGAAAAAACTATTGCAGATAAAAAAGCAAAAGGTTTAGATACTACGGTGTTAGAAGAAAGGTTGGGTTTATTAGATGAAGCAGAGGCAGAGATTTTAGGAGCACGTAAAAAAACAGACCTAATTTATAAAATGAGAAAAGATAAAAAAGATACATACGAGAAAAGAAAAAAAGAAGAAAAAGCAGCAGCGGCAACAACGACAGCAGCAAAAACCACAGATGTAAAAGACACAAGCGGGGGATATGCCGGAACTCCTGGAGGAAACACAGGAGATCCTGGGGGAAATTTTGCTAACATAGATAACAGTGGTAAAAACTACGGTCCATATAGTAAACCTTCTCCTGCACCTCAGTACACTAGTCAAGATGACACCAGAGAATCGCGAAGAGGAAGATACTTTTATGGTGGTAGAGTAAATTTTAAAAATGGAGGACTAGCAAGTATTTTATAATGGCTAAAATAGTAGAATCATTAACTAGAGCAGAACCAGAATACAACCAAAGAAATATACAGTCTTTGGTTAGGGATCTTGACTCAGTAATTACAAAATTAAACACAACGTTTCAAGAAGAAGTAAAACAGGAGATAGAAGCTAAAAGTTTCTTTTTAGAATAATGGCAGTAGTAAACCAATATAAATTTGTAGGTATAGATAACAGTACAACAGGTGGTGCACTTACACCACTAGGATCAGGTAACCCAACAGTTAATGAAACGTATATTATAAAATCTCTTCTTGTTACATCTGCTGGCACACCTACAGTAACAGTTACAAACAATAGTATTACAGCTATTAAATCTGTAGCCCTTACAGCAAATCAAACAAAAGAATTATTAACCCAACCTTTAATAGTAGAAGGCGGTAAAACTTTTACAGTGCAATCAAGTAATACAGATTCATTTGATGTAGCAATAAGTTATTTAAATATTAAAAAGGAGAAACTAGACTAATGAGTGAAATACAAATGTTAACACCAGAAAAAATAATAACAACAATTAAGAACAAGAAAACAGGTGAAGTTTATGAGACTGAAGAGGCTCTAAAAGCTGCTAATATACCTGAAGAAGACGTGCAAAGAGACGTGACAGTTATCATGCCTTCTCTTGATTTATTGGGTAAAACCAAGTAAACATAGGAATTAAGGTAAAATTATGGCAATATCTAGAATGCAAGAACCCCAACAAATACAATCAGGAATAGGTTCCTTACAAGATCCTAGACAAGGTTATTTCTTAGGTAAACTTGTAAAGAAAGCTGGTCGTGCTGTAAAAAAAATTGTTAAAAGTCCTATAGGTAAGATGGCATTGATTGGTGGTCTTGGTTATCTTGGAGGTGGTGGTACCATGTTTGGTAAATCTTTACCTTTCTTAAAAGCAAAAGCAGGTGGATTTAGTTTAGCTAATCTTGGAGCTAATTTAGGTTTAGGTAGCTTTGGTCCTGCTGGTCAATTTAAAGCAGGAAATTTATTAAACAAGTTTAATAATCTATCTTTAGGAAAAAAATTATTTTTAGGTGCTGGTGCAGCCTCACTTGCAGCTCCATTCTTAATGGGTGGTGGTGATGACGAGGAAGAAGAAGTTGTAGATGTTATGGACCCAGCATTTCAAACACAAAGAGCAAAAAATTATTACAGCGGTGCAGGTGATGCAGGTGCTGGTTTAGATTTTATGCCACAAAAAAAATATGTAATGCAAAATTTTTATGCTGCTGACGGTGGTCGTGCAGGTTATGCTAACGGTATGATGGTTGAAGAAGAAGATGACGAAGAGGAATACATGAGAACAGGCGCAGGTCAATCAAGAAGAATGCCTAAAACATTTTTAAATATGGGTGGTGACGCAGGTCAAGCTCAAGCAGAACAAATGCTTATGATGGAATATGTAAAATACAAAAACAAAGGCGGCACATTATCTTTTGAACAATTTGTAAAAGCAGTAATGCAAGAAGCTGCACCAGAAGGTGCAGGCATGGAACAACCACAACCAGTTATGATGGCAGCTGATGGTGGTAGAATAGGTTACGCTGGCGGACAACTAGTAAGTCCAAGTAATGATGGTTCAAGACCTGGTTATAAAGGTGAATCTGATATTGGAATTCTGGACGTAATAAAATCTCTTCCTAGCGCAGTTGGACAAATATTTTCTGGAGAAACTAAAACTATGTTAGGAGATAGCCAAGCAGAAAAAAATAAATTTATGATACAGGATATGTTTCCAGACATGGATGAGAAAACACTTTCTATGATTATAGACATGAATAATAGAGGAGCAGGAGTAGAAGAAATTTCTACCATAACTGAACAAGATCCTAAAACTATAACTAGTATGTTAAGTGTATTAAACATGAACGCTAATGGTGGTAGAATTGGTAAACAAGAGGGCGGGATTATGGAGACTGAAGTTGCAGAAGAAGTAATGCCTTTACTTGATATGGGTGGCAAAGAAAAAGATTATAGAAATACAGGTGGTTTTGTAGAGCTTGGTAGAAAAGAAAGAGCTGACGACGTGCCTGCAAGATTATCAAAAAATGAGTTTGTATTTACAGCAGATGCTGTTAGAAATGCAGGAGGCGGCGATATAGATAAAGGCGCTGAAGTTATG